AATAAACTCAATCCAGTCAGCGAAATAATTCCTAGCCAATCCGTCGTTCGTCATAATGAACGAAGCGGTTACTTCTGAGTCAATAAAAGTATATGGCGTCTTTAGCGTTTGTTTGCCCTGATTGTATTCGGTCGTTGCGATGGATCGTCCTGGCATAACTACCGAGTCGCACATCATCGCAACAGAATTAGAGTCTCCTCCCGCAGGGGAGTTAACAATAATTTCGTAATAGTTTGACTGAGCTGTACCGCCCTTGCCGGAAATCTTAGCCTTAAAGTCGTCTAATTTCATTAGCCAAATGCCTTCTTAGAAGCGCCCCAAACGTGCGATTTGTTTTTACCACGGAACTGTTCCGTTGGCAAGAAGATAGCGATCTCCCACTCTGGCGGTTCAACTACTACCATCTTAGAATCAACTTGTGATGTAAGGTAGTGTTTGAAACAAGGAGCAAACTCTTTATACTTTCGAACACCCTTTAGTAGCTGATATGTCAGCTTAAATCGAGTGGATTCGTCGTACTTTTTATTGTTGGTCGTCTCTAGGAGTTTATCCAAGAAACGAGCTCGCACCATTGGCGAAAGGTAGTGGAGATTCAAACCATAAAATCCGCCTGGAGCTGGTTCAATCATAATAGCCAGAGGGAATGCGTCGTAGTAAGGCAGCGTCTTACGGTGCTTCGGATCGTAGAAGTACATGAACATCTTGCCAGCCACGAACCTATTATTTACGGTTAGCGTTGGGTCTTTTAATAGGGATTGCCTATTGACTTGACCGAGCTCCTTGATCTTTTGCCTAAACCACTTGCGTGACTCTTCGGAGCGTGGTTTGATACCACCTCTAAAGGCTGCTACTTCTAGCTCTGTGAATAACGATTTATTTTCTTCTGCCATACGGTTATTTATACTCTATTTTTTAGGCTTACGAGGCTTTTTAGTTANTATCTTAATACCAAGAGCCTGGATTTTATCTTCGGTCCATATGTCAAAGGNACAGCCATTATCAAGAGCGAACTCTTTTGCTGCTTTCCACTTGGATTGGTTCTTAATATAGGTCAACGACTCTGACAGGAATCGCTTTGTCATTCTCGCACCCTTCTTAGGAGGAACAGTTTGGCTCTTGGGTTTAATCTCAATCAAGAACTTTCGCCCGTCCTTGGTCTGAAGGAATAGGTCTATGAAGTATCTGTGTACCTTATTATCCGTCTCGCAGACATAAGGTATAACGACCTCTTCAGAATTCCAAAACTCAATGGACGGATTCTCGTCAGCCCACCTAAACACCTGCCGTTCCCAAAGAGACCTGTATACTACGTTCTTTGGATCGCCAGCATATTTGTCTTTATTTTTAGGGGTATATTTCCCCTTGTAGGTTTTTCGCATATAAATAATACCAAGTAACTCAATAACTATTTATATTGGACGAAGAATATGAGATACCCCCTTAATCTAGACGGGAAAAGCAGTGCGTCGGTAATGTTTATCGGCAAGCGAAGAATATGAGATACCCCCTTAATCTAGACGGGAAAAGCAGTGCGTCGGTAATGTTTATCGGCAAGGCACCTGGACCGATCACTACCATTACTTTGTATCTGCCAAATAACTTGGCGGTTACGGACGGTGCTGCTTATAATGACTTTAACCTTGGTGTACTTGGCGAAGCTGGTGCGGCTGTCGCTGAGTACATGCTCGAAGGCGGAGATATGACGGAAGTAGAACGCCAGATTAAAGGCGCTATCGGGGGAAACAAATCTGGACCAGACGGAAAAGAAGATAAAGCAATTACAGCCCTTCTTAACAGTCAGGTTATGTCTAACTTTGGTATGGGTTCTTCAATAATGGAAAGGGGACGAGATCTTTACCTACAGTCCAAGGGTAAAGCAATCAACCCAAATACCGTTCTTCAGTATACAAACTCAACCCTTCGTCAGTATAGTTTTCAGTTTAAGATGGTTGCTCATTCTGCCGCAGAAGCCGATACGATTAAGAATATCGTCAACGACTTCCGTCGGTATATGTATGCTAAGAAAGCCGATGGTGGTAAGACGCTTAACTATCCAGCCAAATGGGATATTCAATTCATGAAGCCTGGAGGCGGTAAGAATCCCTTCCTACCACAGCCATATGAATGTTATCTTGAAGGGTTGTCTGCGGTTTATAACTCAACGGGAAATTCTTTCCATGATGATGGTTCCCCAGTTGAAGTCGATGTTACGTTGACCTTCAAAGAAACCAAAGCTCTGTCTCGCGACGAAATCGAAGAACTACAGTAAGGGGTTAGTATGTCATATTTTAATAAATTCCCGAGAGTCGAGTACGACTTCTTTAAGAATAATCAGATGACGCTAATTCCTGACATATTCCGTCAGGTTCGTATCATCAATAAAAGATTCGAATCCGCTACACCGTATCAAGTATACGAGATAAAAGACGAACGTCCAGATCAACTCTCGTTTAAGCTGTACGGAAAGGTTGCGTATCACTGGACATTCTTTATCATTAACGATACTCTCTCGAACGGTCTTGAGGGTTGGCCAATGACTTATATTCAGTTACAGAATCACATCAGCCATGCGTATAAAAATCACACGATTACATTGTTCCGTGGTAAAGATGAGCCATTAAACTCCAACTCTATTGCAGGTAAATTCCGTGACGGAACTATCTTAACAGGAGTAACTTCTGGTAGAAAGGCAACTGTCCTTAGTCGTAATCCAGAGGTGAATCAGTTAATCATTAAATTCGACGATAAGCCATTTAATCCAGGAGAATCGATTGCTGGTAATGATGGCACCTCTATCCTATCTAACTACGAGATCCGTGATCATAAAAACTCAGTTAGGTATTATGTGGACGAGGATGGCAATAAGATCTCTAATGTAGAAAACCTTTATATCACGGGATCCAGCCTTATAACCAACGCCGAACATGAGCGAATTATTAACGATGATCGAAGGTTCATTCGTGTACTAAGACCTGAGTTTATTGAAGAGTTCGCAACTGAATATAGAAGGTTATTAAATGTCAGTTGAAAAGGCGGAGATCTCCGCAGGTAAATATAAACTACATGCCCTCGAAATTATTAATTTTGCTGGTGAAGTTGTAGACGTTTCGTTCCTCATGGATAAGCTCGAGGTCGTAGAATCGATCGACCGTTTATTTGCTACATATACCTTTACCATTGTTGATGGTAGGAACATCCTTGAGGATTATGTTTTCTCGGGTAACGAAAAGATCAAGCTCGTTATCCTTAAGAAAGACTCTCCTGGCGGTGGTTTTAAGACTCTAGAAAAAGAACTGGTTATTACTGGCGTAAAGGATTTCTCTCGCCCAAGTAACGAAGCGCAGGTTTGGAAAATGACTGCTACGGGAGAGGCTGCTTTTGCTTCTACTTGTAAGCGTGTTTCCCGTTCATACAAAGGGGTTTACCTAACGGATATTATCGGCTCGCTCTTTTCTGAGATACAACATAAGGATGGATTATCCATTGAAGATAATTCAGCCGAAGGTAACTTTAAAATGGTGTTGCCCAACTATACGGTCAACTACCTAATTCGAATGCTTTTGAATAAGGCGCAGAAGATTAATGGTACGCCATTTTATTTCTTTGAGACTCTATGGGAAAAGCATAAGCTAAACTCATATGAGAATATGGTTGCGAAAGGTCCAGTGGATACATACAAACTATTGACTCGCGACTCGACTAAGCAGATCACCGAAGAAAACTTTGATAAGAACCGTACACGTATCCGTTCTATCGATTCTAACATCGGTGCCTCGCACTTTGAAGGTATTGCCACTGGCGCATATTTCTCTAGGACTCAGCAGCTAGACTATGCTACAAAGGAATACGTCTACAACGATTATTCTATTTTAGCAGAAGGTCCAAGCCTTCCTAAACTGGATAAAGACCACATTCTAGATCCTGGGTTTACGATTTCGAATAAGGCATTATCCGACTATAAGGATGCTCGCCAGTATTATATTTCACAGAACACGTTAGCCTTTGAAGAAGGAGTCGACAACCTTCATAATAGGTACGAACCTTCTGTTGGTAAAAAGGGTATGATTGTTAACAATCAATATTCTATTACGCATAACGTTTTATTACACGGTGACACAAGGTTGTATTGCGGCGAAACTCTTGAATTAGATATTCCACCAGCAACAGACCCAGAAGATATCGCTGAGATTACTCGCGACGATTTACTTTCTGGTAAGTTTCTGATTACAGCAGTCGTCCATATTTTCGATAAAGACGGGAACTACGGGCAACGAGTATCAGTTCGTAAAGACGCTATCAACTTTGCATTATTACAGGCGAAATACTAATGGATCAGTTTTTTAATTCAAATTTTATGTGGTTTACTGGTGTTGTTGAAGATGTCAATGATCCTGAGATGATGAATAGGGTTCGTGTCCGAGTATTTGGCTTACACGATGAAGACCTTATTAAAATTCCAACGGAAGATCTACCTTGGGCAACGGTAATGATGCCGACAACATCAGCCTCTGTAACGGGAATCGGTGGCGAAACAGGTCACTTCCTACTACAAGGATCTTGGGTCGTTGGTTTCTTCCGTGACTCAGTTACTGCCCAAGACCCTATTATTATGGGTACGATATCTTCTAAGACGG